TGAATTACGCAACAAAGCCTAAGGGAGATATAAATAAGCTAAAGAGATTAGAGGTTAAATACAGGCGAAGTGAAAAAATAAGTGCAGCAAATAATGCAGCTCTCACATTATCTGAACTCGAAATTGATTTTAATAATAAAATAAAATGGTTAGATAGAGTTATCTCAGGGGAGCGAGATGAATATAATAAGTATCGCGCAATTACAGATAAAGGAATACTGTTTTTACGCGAGAGCAAGGATATAGAATTAACGTTAAGTGAGATTCTTTTACTACAAAGTGCTTATGCGTATGGATTTAATCAAAAATCAGATTCAATATTTAATCGAGCCCATGAAATACTATGGAATTATAGCTCCAAATTAAATGATATACATACGAAGACTCTACTGTTCAAGCATAGTTCATTATACTGGAGAATTAGTGGAGATGAATCTAGGGAGATGAAGTATAGTTCGCTTCTTTCAGAAAGTGTTTTTAGTGGCAGTAAGAGTATCTTGGACAAAATGAAGCATTATTATGTAATTATTCGCATGAAACAAATTACTCCAAATTATGGATAATAAAGCATAACTTGGAGAAACTTGAAATTATATGAAATTTTGTCTGGCTTGATATATTAAACCATTCCTCTCTCTTTCGCCCATTCAATGAACTCTTTGTATGGGCGTTTTCCTCTCATCCCTTTCACCGCTTTTGGGAAGCCAAGTTCTTGAGTCCAACGCCACAGAGTAGGTTGGCTAATACCAAGAGTTTCACGAACCTCTTTATCGCTGATGAAAAAGCGTTGTGTTGCTAGGTTTATCGTTGAATTAGCCATTTTGATTTCCTTTCTTAATTGAACTTTTCATATAACAAACATAAAACACCGTACAAATAACGGCATAGACGGCGAAACTGATCATTGGGCCACTCCTTTTGCTGGTGGCATAATTCGTACTCGGTTTGTTGTGTGCCAACACATTGCATCCCCATTAAACAAGCCGCCTTCGCGTAACTTAGCGCAGCCTTGTGGTAGTTGTTCACCACACTTACCGCAGCAACCGAGATCGTTTTCAATCTTTGGTATCTCGGCATGAACACGGTGAATAAGCGACTGCAAAGCTTCAACTTGCGTGTAAGGTTCGCTTGGGTAAGCGAAGAGCTGGCAAATATCATCAAGCTTTGTCATTTCATCGGGTGATAACGTCACTCTGATATCGTTATTGTCACTGGTCTTACGCTTATCCCTTAGGCGCTGTGCACGAACAGCAGCTTGTTTGCGCTTGCGTTCTTCATTCATTTTTCGGCCTTGCGCTTACGAGAGTTCGCTGTCTTTTTCATTGGAGAAAGTAACTGGCGAGCTTTTGCTAAACAAAAGTCGAAACACTTTCCACCACGGCCTCCGAACGAAGCGTTGGTTCGATAGGTTTCAATCGCGAAATTGCATGCGCGATTTGCTTCATGGTGTTCGTAGCCTTCACCAAGTAATATTTGATGAATATTTTTATGGATAAACTCTTCCTGAGAGTTTCGAAGTAGGGAAGTCGTCATTACACAAAGTTCCTTTAGTTTCTGGGTGAAACCTGGCAATCAGTCTAAGTACTTGAAATTGGTGGTCAGCCAGTTATATACTGATTGCGAGGCTTGGTTCTTTAGTTCTAAGTCTCATTGCACAAAGTAAGCCCTTATTGGTTTGGTCACCGATAAGGGTTTTCTTGTTTTAGTCGTTTGCCCAATCGTAGCCAGTTTCTATATCCATATCGTAAGCTGATATTTCTTCGCCTTTTCCAATCTCCATAACTTGATCGTGGATGTCACCAAAATCTATAACACTTCCTGTGGCATACATTCGGAATAGATAAGATTCAAAATCGCGCTTGAATGTGATTACTTTTGCTTTTTTACTGCTGCCTTGAGAGCTAATGTCGAAGCCAATTACTTTACGGGTGTTGATATCGACTTCTATGGATGCACGGCATTCACTAAATCTTTTATTCTCGTTAGAACGATAGCTATCTGATTCAGCTTCCCCATCAAACCCAATACTGATAAAGCTCGAGTTCCAGTTTTCATTTCCACGCTTGAAGCACACCATAAATCTTCCAGAATGGTCACATTCATGATCTGTAATTCCATCTTTCAACATGGTTATCAAATCATCAAATTGAACCGTTTCGCCTGCTGTAGGACAGATCTCGTTTAGCAGGGTATCGACTTGGTTTATCACTGGGCCTTCAATGTGTTTGTTAAAACGCTCACGGATAGTCGTAGTGATAAAGTGGTTGTATTCAAGAATGCCAAGGTTATCCATATCCAGTTTTAGTTGGCTTTTTAGCGTGTCTTGAAATGCTTTCCCAAAGTCCGAATAACTACGGAAAAAGTCGGTAAGTTCGCTGGTGATTGTTTCTTCAATTTTCTTCTCAATTGCTTCTTGTAACTCAGCTGAAGCGAGTGTGTTTTTTACTGCATTGGTAGCGATTTGTTCGATGTTTAACATGGTTATTCCTTAGCTATAAAAGGGTGGTCAGCCCTTGGTTAAAGTCTCATTGCACAAAGTAAGTGAGGTGTTATTGCGTTAATTCATCTAAGTACTTATTGGTGTCCTTAAACCACTTTGTTATCTGTTTATCGTGGTGTTTCCCTGCTTGAATATAACTTTCCAAATCAACTTGATTATCACCTTCTGAACGATAGCCGTCGGTATGAACTGCGATAGTGATGAGTTGAACATGAGCCGAAAAGTCAAAGAAGACATCATGTGCTGTCGTCATGGTGATCTCGAAGCAACGTCCCATCAGGGTTGAAATTTCTTTGGCATATCGTTTACATAATCGAGCTGAAAGTTCGGGCTTTTCACATGTTGGGAATTCAATTGGTACTGTCACTTTTAACCTCCTAGTTAGTTGGTAGAACCATTGAATTCAACTTATTGCTCAATTGATCAGAAAGAGCATTGAATTTATGAATGGTTTGAGCGTCTTCTGTGGCTACTCGAACTTCTAAGTTTTTGCATTTATCGCTTAGCTGAATGAGCTGTTCTAGCTCGTCATAAAACGGGTCGCTTTTTGGCATCTTTGCTAAGAAGTGTTCGAAGCTCGTTCTATGTAATTGAATGGCTTTAGAGCCTTCTAGAGTTTGATTTATGGTTTCAATAGGTAGTTGGTTCATTCTTTTCTCTCTAACACATTGCGTTGTTATTTAAATTACACCTAATGTGTAAATGATGTCAACACATAAAGTTGTTTTTGTGGGCGTAAAAAAACCTGCGAATGCAGGTTTTGGTTTGAAGTAAGTAATTTCGGTCGACTATAAATCCATAATTACTTGTTTTACAAAGCCAACTATACGGCAGTTACCGTTAATAGGGATTGGTTGATAGCTTGGATTTAGAGGGATTAAAAATTTATTTGGCCCATCAATTTCTAACTTTTTGATGGTTGCTTGTGGTTCATCATTAAGTGTCGCGACAACAATCTTGCCACTATCCGGTGCAGAGCAGGGTTCAACTATGACTATTGAGCCATCTGGTATGGAAGGAGAGCCAAAGGGGTTGGTCATCGAGTTTCCAGTAACTCGCAATGCAAAGGCATCATCACTTACTTTTGCGGGTGTAAACTGCCATTCAAACTCTTCATCAGCAAGGTTTAGCTGCACACTTTTCCAGTTGCCTGCTTGTACATTACTTATTAAAGGGACTCTTTTTAGAAGAGGTACAACTAGGTTTTCGGAATTAACGAAGCCCTGTTCAGGGTTCGAGTAACCTTTACCGGTTAGTAACCAAGATGCATCGCATTCTAAGGCTTTAGCAAGAGAGATGATATTTCTAGGTTTAGTTGTGACGCCACCTTCAATTTTAAAAATTGACTGCTGCGCAACTCCTACTAGTTCAGCTAACGATGCTTGGGATAAACCAAGTAGTTTTCGTCTTTGTTTGACCCGCTCAGCTAAGCTCATTCTTTCTTTCCTTCCTTCCACTCTAGTTGTCATTTTTAAATGCGTTCAAACTGTGATGTTCATTATCACAACAAAATGTGTTAATTGACAATTGCCCTAAGTTGTATTCAAATAACAACTAAAGTTAGTTATTGAGAGGTTTGAAATGTCCGCTATTGAACGATCTACTGAAATTCTAGGAGGTCAAACATCATTAGCAAAGCTTTTAGGTGTAAGTCAGTCCCACGTTTGGAATTGGATTAATCGAAAACACCAAGCTCCAGCAAAATATATTCGTGCAATATCAGAAGCGACAGGGGGCGAAGTGTCAGTGAAAGAATTATTAACTGACCATGAAGATACTAACTGAAATGAACAGATAGACCTGATCACCAACATTCTGGATAAACAACCAGTAAGGAATAATCATGCAACCTAGTTTAAAAAGCGTTATGCATAACGCGGTAGTCGCTTGGCGAAGTGATGCAACGAAAGAACAAATTGCGGAATATATTTCTCGCTTCTATCACAAGATGAAAATCTACGAAGAGGAAGACTGCCAAAGGGAACACCTTCTCAAAGTACCGTCGGCTTTGAACAATCCAAACAACACTCAAAATCTATTTCGCTATGTCAGCAGAACAAGCACAGAGGCCAAAGCTAACGTTATGGATTTGTTGCCTGCAGTTATTGCAGCACTACCTAAAGCTAGGGCAACAGCTGCACTGAATCAATTCCTAAACCCGCTTGGATATTCGGTTGCGGCTATTGGCTCATGTCAAACCATGGCGAACCGTGATCAACTGCTCGCCGATTTTAGCAAAGAGTCATCTGAAGCACTCCGTTCGATACTTTTACTCAGTGAACACGCCACGTCTGACCAACTTCGTGATGCTTACCGAGAGTTACAAGAGAGTGCCGGTTCTCATGATCCGTTACTTAAATACTTAGAAACATTGATGGCGCAAAAAGGCTGACCACCTGAATGCATTTATTAACCACGTTAATTAACAAAACAAGAGAACTTTGTGCAATGAGTCTTTCTTATCAAAATTACCACGGCCAAATGCTGTGGGTAGCAAACAACGGCAACTGTCGCTATGTGGTGTCGCGCAATAAAGCGAAGCAAATCCTACAAACCATGAAGGCGAGGGCGGTTAAGTGATCGAATTCCTAGATAGGCCCATCGCTTTTCATCGGCCATTCGTCAAGCTAGGTATAGGCATTACGGGCGCATTAATGCTAAGCCAAGCGATTTATTGGAGCCGCAGAACCAACGCATCCGGTTACTTCTATAAAACTCAAGCTGAGTGGGAAGATGAAACCGGAATGACGCGTAGAGAGTTAGATACAGCTCGAAAAAAACTGCGTGATTTATCCATTCTTGAAGAGAAAAAGCAGGGTGTTCCGTGCCGTATTTTCTACAAAATCAATGAGCCAAACTTGATTGAACAATTGCGCCATTCTAGTTTGGCGGAATGCGCCAAGCAGTGCAGTACAAATACGTCAACCTGTGCTGCACAAAAGCGCCAAACTAAAACAGAGATTACACAGAGACTACCAGAGACTACAAACAATAAAGATCATGTGTCGGTGGTTGAATCTTGCTTTGCTCGGCTATGGGCGGCATTCCCTACCAAGAAATCCAAGAAGAACTCGTTAGCAAAATTCAAAAGCATCGTGACAGCGCAAAGTGAACCCCCAGAGGTATTCACCAACATGCTTTGCCAGGACGTCGAAAACCGAGTAGCAAACCGCCAGTTTGGTTTCGATAAGCTTCACCTAACGACTTACTTGAATCAAGAACGATGGAACGACGACCATGAAATCAATCACTCAAGCACTGCTCAATCAAGCAACACAGCCACAGGATCACAAGCAAACCGAGTTGAACAACACAACGCAGAGTTGCTCGCCCGCTACGGACACACTGCCGCACCAAGTGGGCAACCAGACTTTGCACCTGAGTGTGGAGGATTGGATTCAGGCGAAGTTTGTGGAGGGATACGGAGCGAAGTGGGTTTACAAGGCACTACCATCGACCTGGACTCAAGCGATTTCCACGATGTCGGTAACTGATGTTCGAAGAGCCGTAAGCCAAGCTCTGCTAGAAGGGGATGCGTGGCCGCCAAGCTTGCCTGAGTTCGTTAACATGGGCCGTGAAGAGTTGGTTGATATCGATGAAGCTTTTACCCGAATGCTACGCTGTGAGCCCAAAGGGGATATCGAGTATTGGGCATCGCAAGAAGTGGGTTTTGTTTGTCGTGGACAACTAAGTGAGCGGGAAGCCAGGGCCAAGCATCGCAAAGCACTGAAGAAGTATGCTGAAAAAGCGAAAGCAGGTTCACTACCTGCAAGAAGTACGATGCGTTTAGCCGACAAATCGAATGTTAAACCCATCAATGAAATTACAAGACCAGACCCAAACAAGTTCAATAAGAACTCGGTGTTCGCAAGGGTCGCAGCAATGGGAGCAAGGGCGTAATGCAATTTGAAAAGCTACTGGCAAAGTTCAATGTAAAAGGGATCAACTACGAACCATCGCTAGGTGGGAAGGGGTTACTTTCTCAGGATGAGCAGCTGGCAATTGTCGGTCTAGCATGGAAGGAATCACCAGTAGGGTTTCTGGTGTTGTTCGTTGAGTGCTTGCAAGACAAGCCTGCATTGAAAAAGCTATACCAAGCCACCCTGATTGAAGCCAACACGCTAATGGAAACATGGAGAGGCCCATACCCAGATAAAGCGCTCCAAGCTTTAGTCTCTACCGCGATTGCAGAAGCGACGCAGCAGTTCGGCCAAGTCTGCCCTGAATGTAATGGCAGCGGTAAATACATTGCCAAGAACCGAGCAAGAAGAACCTGCCCATGCTGCGATGGTGGTCGAATAGGCTGGACTCAAGAAACCCGCTTTGCTTACTTCTGCCAAACCTTACCTGTTACTTATTCACGCTTTCATCGTTACCAGAAGATATTGGTTAAGTTAGTGACTTGGCTTACGAACAAAAGAACAGCAGCAGCGTTGGCACTCCAAGGCCAGTTAGATGAAGAGATGGTGGCATGAGCTTTTCGAGCTATATCTCGTTATGTTTTTTGTTATTTGAAATTGATAAAAAGCTTGATGGGGTATGAAACACATGGGTTTAAGGCGAGTTGGAATGGTTAAGGTGAGTGTGATTAAGTGGAGGTGTAGAAGAGTTAAGGGGGCTTCTACACCTTCGCTTGCCCTTGGAATCAAACGCCCCGAAAGGGGCGTTTTGTTCTCGTAAATTTGGCTTTAGAAGTGGTAATGCTAAATGTATCATTTCGAATTATTTATCTAGTTAAATCCAGGTCATATTATGAAGAAATCTATCATTGCCGCTACTGTATTGATAGCGCTGTTTTACAACGGTACTAAGTACAACACTTATGAACAGTGCCTCATTGACAACGTTACGTCGGCTAAAACCGAACTTGGGGCACGGGTTATGCTAAATATGTGTCGTGATAGATGTCCACAAAGCCATGCGTGATTCGAGTTAAAATTAATGCTGAGTAAGAAGAACATGCCGTTGCTGTGATGTCGGTTATATTGAGAGGAAAGAAAAATATCTCTTTTGAAGTGATTTTTCTTTGATTTCATGTCAATATTGGCATAATCCTTGAGTTAACCAGTTGTTTTGAGAGTTTCTTGCAACCTTTACCCCGCATAGGTGGAACGTAACCATGATTAAGAGCTTAAAGTTTAGTAACTTTTGTAGCTTTAAAGAAGAGTCCGAACTCAATTTTGAATTTGACGGAAAGACACCGGATAACGTAAAGAAAGGCCGTGAGCTTTCGAATGTAATGTGCATTAAAGGCGCGAATAGCTCCGGTAAAACTAATTTATTTAAAGTCCTTGATTTGTTGTCGACAGTTTGTGGTTATGGAGCGAGACTGCATAAAGACGAGCGTGTATATGTTGATAGCTATTTCTACAATGATAAACCGTCAATTATAAAGATTGAGTTTATTTATGAATCAATATTCTACGTATATGAAATTCATCTTACTAAGCAAGGGATAGAGTTTGAAGAGTTAAAGTATCGAGAAAAAGAAGGTAGATTAAAGAAGGCTTATACACGTGTTAAACGTGAAATTACAACATTAGGCCCTGATTTCGGAGAATTGAAAACTGTCACCTTAAAAAATAATGCATCGGTAATGGCACTAGTAGAGAATAATGAATTTTCTGACAAGTTGCATGTTATTGAAGTTGCAAATTCGTTCTTTAGTAGAATATTGTCAAATGTAGGCTATTCCGGACATACTGATATTGAATCAGGCTTATTTGATTTGACAAAAATTTATCACGATGATGAAGACACATTTAGAGGCGTAAATGCAGTAATTAGATCAATCGAACCATCAATTAAAACAATTGAAATTGATGAAACAATCGATCATGAAGGCAAGACAATTTATTTTCCTCTATTTGTTCATGAGGTGGAAGGTAAAGAAGTTAGATTGACAATAAATAAGGTTTCGAGCGGAATTCAAAAACTATATAAAACTTTAGGTAATTATTTTTTAATTTTACGCTCTGGTGGGATATTAGCGTTAGATGAGTTCGATATACACCTTCACCCTCAGATTACACCTTTATTATTAGCGCTATTTGACGATCTGTTATTTAATAAAAATGGAGCGCAATTAATTATATCGACACACAGTACTGAAATATTGGATATTTTAGGTAAGTACAGGGTTATTCTTGTTGATAAAGTGGATAATGAGAGTTTTTGTTATCGACTAGACGAACTACCAATTAGAAACGATCGTGGAAATATCGGTGACTTATATATTGATGGTAAACTTGGTGGGATCCCTCAATCGAAAGGTGTTGATTTAGAAACGTTGACGGTGTGTTTTGATGCCGAAAATTAGAGTTTTCTATTTGTTATCCTTAATTATATATTTTTCTTTGCTATCAATATCTGCACATGCTCATATAGTTGGATCACAAACTAGAGCTGAACTTATAGTAGTTCCTGAGGTTGAAACAAAAGCTAATAAAATGAATTTAGTTGTTCATAATAATGAAGATAAGGTGCTATACAGCGAGGTTAACACTAGGCTGTACGAACTCATCAAAAAAATTGAGAAAATGGATGCCTTGGGTGCAACTAAAGAAGAGTTAAGAGTTTATCACTCAAAGGTTTTACTATATGAGAGAGATCTTCAGTATATAGATAAGAATGTTACTGATAGGGTTAATGATCTATATCAGATGTTAGGGTTCATATTCACTACATTTTCTATATTGTTGGTAATTTCAGGTTATATCGCTTGGAGAACAAACAAAACTGTTGCCAGAGATGAAGCAAGAGAGTGGTGTAGGAAAGAATTAGGTAAGGAGACTAAGTCGGAAAGAGAAGTATTTGCTAAAGAACTGGATGAAATGAAAGCGTCAGCTCTTAGTACTGCTAAAGGTTTTAAGGAATCTTTGGAAAATGAATACGCATCTTATAAGAAGTCTATTGCAAGGCACGAAATGCAAAATTCAGCAAGTTCTGCGCATGAGTCTGCAAACGTTACTTTTTCTGAAGATGATAAATCAGGTAACAAAAAGAAAACTTCTAGGCTAAAGGAGCTGTCGGCTGGTTTGGAGTCTGATTTGGAAAATGCCGTATCATCGAAACAAGAACAATAGAAATAATGTTGGGTTGACAATTACCCAATAATGAAGCAAAATCACCACAGTCAAAACCTCACCTACTCGGTGGGGTTTTTGCGTTTTAGCGCGTTAAACAATCCCTTGGCACCTTTTTAGGTGCTTTTTTTGTGCCTTCAATTTGAGCCAGTTTCTTGCCTATGTTTACAAACTTTACCCAGTGGGCGCAGGAGTGGAAAGGGCGCCTCATCGCTTATGGCGGCGGCAGCAGTGTCAGTGTTTTTAGCGGCACCGTAGCAGCCAAAGCGAAAGAGGCCAGCGATGCTGCCTTGGCTATTCCCGAAATCACTACCGCAAACCTTATTTCTTTTGGTGGCTTAGTCGTCATTGCTGGCAGGCTAGCTTTCGACATTTACGTTTACGTTGATCAACAGCGTAAGAAACGGAACAAAAACAATGGATGCAAAACAACTAACTCAACTGGTCGTTAGGCCCACGCTTCAAACGCTAGGCTTACATAGTAAAGCGGCCGAGCAATTGATCATCGGCACCATCTTCCAAGAAAGCCGCGCCAAGTATTTAAAACAAATTGGCGCTGGCCCTGCGCTTGGCATCATTCAAATGGAGCCGGCGACTTATCACGACATCTGGAAAAACTACCTTGGATACAAGAACGAACTTTCAAGCAAGGTTCGAACACTTGCAAGTGTTGGCAGTTTTGAAGGTGGCTACCCCAATCAGTTTGAGCTTGTCACCAACTTAGCTTACGCGGTGGCTATGTGTCGGATCTTCTATCGCCGAAAACCGTATGCGCTCCCTGTAGAAGGGGATGTGGCCGCTATGGCCGAGTACTGGAAGGTGCATTACAACACGGTGCTAGGAGCTGGAACGGAAGAAGAATTTATCGAGAACTTCCCTAACGAAATTCTCGACTGTTAAGCAATTCAATCACGGCGGCCAATGGGTCGCTTTTTTTATGGAGTAACGAAAATGAAGTGGTTTTTTGTTGTGTTCCTTGCCTTGTGTCCTGGCGCTGTGTTTGCAGCCGATGAGAGTGTGCCGGTGTTTAACCTGCTCATTGAACTACTAGGCGATAAAGGAACTTTGATTGTTGGTGTGCTTTGTACTGTTGGTTACATCTGGGCGCTGGTGCGGCAATGCATTCCCGCCAGTTGGTTGGCTTCGCTGCCCGACGTTTTGGTGGATTGCTTGGAATGGTTAGCCGCCAACAAGGGCCATGCCGCCAACAAGCAGTATAACGCCCCGAAGTTTGTTAAACGTACCAACGCCCCATGAGTTGGTTAAAGGCGGTGCCTATTATTGGGCAGTTGCTTCTTAAAGCGGTGGCGTTGTGCGAACGGCGCCAACGCAAAAAAGACTTAAAGCAACAGGAGCAAGCACGGGATGCGATTAAGCACGATCCGAAAACTCGCCATCGTGAGCAGTTTGGTGATAGCGTTGGCCGGGTGTCAGTCAATGTCACGAGCTATTCAAATCAAAAGCGCGAAAAGCTGTAAACCCACGGCGCCATTACTTGAATGGTACGAAGTAGACGAAGGCGGTGTTTATTATCCCAAGCGTTCGTTTACTAACTTGCAGCTTTATATCGAGGATTTAAACGACTGTATTGATTACTACCAAGTGAACCCTGGTTAAGGGCTAGAAACATCTTTACCTAATTATCACCACCAATAGCAAAACGCATTTCTCAATGAGCGCCGCCGAGCGTTCTCAGGCGTAAGCCATTTTCATGCAGGCTAACGGTGGTGACCCTTTTCTAGCGTGGGTTCCTCGCTGTCTTGCTTGTTAGCCATGATCATATTCAGCTCGCTGCTGAAACTCCTTATATGTTAGCGCAAGTCCAGATTCAAAAAGGAACAAGCAGAGTTTGAGAGAACTTCATTAATAGGTAACGTCAGCTTAATGCGAATAAGGGCGTGACACTCGGAGAGACGAGACTCATTCAAGAGGGCTTTCAATGAACAATGAAAAACGACTTTGGAATTTAACCGAGTTGGAAGCGTTCGATTATCACCGTTCTACGATCCGCAAAAAGCTTAAGTCTGCAGGTATTGAGCCTATCGCATTTAAGGGACAAACCCCGCTTTATGATGTGGTTCAGGTGACGCCTTATTTATGTAAGGCACCTTTAAAAGAAAGTGATGCTCCCGATTTGATGGGCTTTAAAACCGCCGCTGAACTGAGAGCTTACGTTCAATCCGAACGAGAGAAGTTAGCACTGCAGAAAGACTCAAACGAGTGCATTGCAAAAGAAGACTACGAGAATGAAATAGCCATTTGTATTTCTGGTGTAAAGGGCTTTAAAGACAAAGTAATAACACGTATTGAATCGGCGATCCCAACGGCAACAACGCAGCAGCTAGAAGATTTAGAAAGCTTACTTAATTTTGATTTAAAGGCGGTATCTGATGGGCTTGAACAAGTTTGATTCACGCCTTGGTGTTCAATTCGCCGATGCGGGCAAGATCCGGCGAGAGCTCGCTTATCTTTGTGCGCCAACCGATAAAACCCCCATTGAAGCTGCTGATGAAGATTTGTGGATCTCTGATGGGACGGACGTAACGAAGTTTTTATCCTCATTGGTGCCTTATATGAAAGAGCCAATGAACTGTTTGGCAAGGCGTATTTATGAGGCGGTGATTGTGGTCGGCCCCGCACGTTCGGGAAAAACTAAAGCGTTAGTCGAAGGGTGGATTAATTACACGGTGACGCAAGCTCCTGGCGATATGTTGCTGATTTACAGCACCAAGACCAAAGCGGCAGATATGTCTAAAGCCGATTTAGACCGCTGCTTTTCAGCGACGCCAGGTATTGCACGTTTAAGAACGGGGCGAAAGTCCGACGATAACATCACGTCGAAAAAATTTAAAAACGGCATGAATCTCAAGTTAGATTCTGCAACAGAAACCAGCTTATCGGCGTCGACGTATCGTTATGCCGGTGCGACCGATTACGACAGAGCTGATGATGGAGTGGGCCAAGAAGGCTCGAAGTTTGAACTGATGTTAATGCGTGTTCAAAACGCCAAATCTTCAGGCATGGTGATGGCCGAAAGCTCTCCTGGTCGTATTGTTAGGCACCCTAAACCGGAAGAAGAATTACTAGCCCATGAGGCACAACCATGTGGCGGTATCGCATCGCTGTACAACCAAGGCGATAGACGCCGTTTCTATTGGTTGTGTGACGATTGTCATACGCACTTTAGACCAGAATTCGAAACCTTAAAATGGGACGACAAAGGGGATCCTTTGCTCTCGTCTCAAACCGCATATGTGGCTTGCCCAAGGTGTGGCCATCGTATTGAAGAAGTCGAAAAACATTCGAAGAATCTGAGTGGGCATTGGTTTCGTGAAGGTGCGGTCAGTCAATACGGCGAGTTAGTTGAAGAAGAATCAGAGATACGCACAACGAAATGGGCCACGTTTTGGTTTGAAGGGGTGATAGCCGCTTACAGCAGTTGGCAAAACTTGGTGTATCGCTACCTCAATGCCGAAGCCATTTATGAAGACAGTGGCGATGAAGATGCACTGATCTCCTTCATCAATACCCGAATGGGGCGCTCTTATATTCTGCAATCTCAAGGGCAAGATATTGGTGCTCATGAGCTAATGGAAAAAGCCAAAGGCAATCCTTATCTGCGCGGTGTGGTGCCTGTCGGTGGCCGCTTCTTGATAATGAGTATCGATGTTCAAGGTGGTAAATCCAATGCTCGGTTTGTGGTGCAAGCTCAGGTGTTTGGCGAAGGTCTGCAGCGCTGGGTGATCGACCGCTTTGAAATTTTAACGACACCGCATCGAAATGGTGACCGTATTAACCCTGCCATTTACGCTGAAGATTGGGATCTACTTATCGAGCAGGTGATCAAGAAAACGTATCCCGTTGTCGATGACAGTGGGCGGGTAATGAAACCGATATTAACGCTGTGCGATTCTGGCGGTTCGGCTTCTGAAAAAGACGGCAAGAAGACTTCCGTGACCGATTTTGCTTACCAGTTCTATAACCGGCTCAAAGCTAAAGGGTTGTCACATTTGTTTCGCCTCGTGAAAGGCGCCAGCAACAAAGATATGGATTCACTGATTAAAGAGTCATACCCAGATAAGCGCAGCAAATTGGCGCATGGCGAGATCCCTTTATTAATGTTGCACACCAATCGACTTAAGAACCGTGTCGTGGCCAGCTACTCTCGTGAAGAATTCGGCTCTCGATATTTTCATTTGCCTGCATGGGCGGAAAGAGAGTGGTTCGATGAACTGACGGCTGAATTCATTGATGAAAAAGGTCAATGGATCTGCCCTGATAAGACGCGTAACGAGAGTTTTGATTTATGCGCGTATGCCGAAGCCGGGATGCATTTTCTTGGTGGAGATGAAATCCATTGGGAAAGCGCACCACCTTGGGCGTCTGAATGGCAGATTAACCCGAATGTAATTGATGCTGACTTACAACCTGTTTTCGAGCGCAAGCCTAAGAAACGTTATAACCACTCAAGAGGTATTTTCGGATGAGTTTAGCGATACCAACCAATCAAGAGCGTTTGCAATGGTACCTCGAAGCCGAACAGAAAATCTTACAGCAACAGTCTGTTAAGACGGCAGAAGATGAAGAGCTAACCTTGGCGAGTCTAGCGACGGTGCGTAAAGAGATAGAACGTTTGCAACGCATTATTGCTCTGCAAGCCCAAGGGGGGCGACGCTCTATGATACGGAGAAATTATCTTGAGTAGCCAAAACTTGCTCGACAAGCTAGTGGCCGTATTTAGTCCTCGAAAAGGCTTGGAACGTGCCTACGACAGACGGCTGTTGAATAAATACAACGCAGCACTTCCCCGAAACCCTCATACAAAAAAGACAAATAAACAATCGAAAGGCGATTCAAATTCGTTGAACAAAGGCGCGAAAGCGGTGTATCAACGGGCGCGACATATGGATGAAAATAACCCATTTGTTACGGCCATTTTGGATGAGCTTTGCGCCAATGTGATTGGTCCGAATGGCATCATGGTGGAGCCTCAACCTCTAAACCATAAAGGTGAGGTTCATATTGAATGTGCTCAGGCGATCATGACCTGGTGGGAGAACTTTTCTTTAAACCAAAACATCGATGCTGAACATTCTCGCGCGGAAACTGAATGGCTTGCGGGTCGAACATGGTTTCGCGATGGCGAGGTGTTTTGTCGAATGTTCATGGGTAAGCACAGTGATTTGGTTTACCCAACAGAGACGCCCTTTGCGGTGCAGCCCTTTGAGCCTGATTTTATTCCTTCGCATATAACGGAAGCTGAAGGGGGACTGTTTGAAGGTATCAAGCGAAACAAGCTCGGCCAGGCTATCAGCTATTTGATTCAGAGAGACTCAAGAGGGTTTGAGTTTGTTGATGTTGATGCGCAGTTTGTCTGCCATTTAAAGTTTACTCGGCGTTTTCATCAAAACCGTGGCATTTCCCTTTTGCATTCGATTTTGGATTTGGTCGATGACATCGAAGATTACGATCAATCCGAACGTATTAGCGCCCAGATAGCGAGTCGTTTTGCTTATTACATAAAACGAGACCCGACATTGAATTCAAATACATCAGACGCGTTCGATCGCGGTGGTGATTTGTTTTTAGGTATGGGGAATTCGTTTGAACTGGCACCCGGTGAAGATGCAGGGGTTGTGGAGAACAATCGAAAAGAAACCATGAGCAGTCCTTTTAGAAATGCTCAGCTGCGACTGGCCAGTGGGGGCGCAGGAGTGAACAACTCTAGTGTGACCCGAGACTACAGCAACGGCAGTTATTCCGCTCAGCGCCAAGAGTTAATCGATTCGTTCAGTCGCTATCGAGTGCTGCAGCGAAAGTTTGTTTTAGGTTGGACTCGTCCACAGTATCGACATGCTTTGCAAATGGCGATGCTTGCCGGTGAAGTCAAAATCCCTGCCGACGTTGACCGAAAGTCCATTTTGAATGCCATTTATCAAGCGCCAGTGATGCCATGGATTGATCCTGGTAAAGAGATGGTGGGCGTAGAGAAAGGGACACGTTTGGGGCTGTATTCGTTAAGTCATGCACAGCGTGAACGCAATATTAACCCTTTGTCTACTCGCCGTGAAATTCAGTCGGAGCGGCAACAAATGAATGATATGCACATCGTGAGCACTTCGGACCCTGCTCATGCTACAAAGCCCAACAATAAAACAGAAGAGGCAAAAAATGCCAAAGCCAAATAAGAGCTGGTACACGCTCAAAAATGAAGCCGATGTGATTAAGGTCTGGGTGCATGGAGATATCAGCGCTTGGGATATTGATGCGACCGAAATCATCGCTGCGTTACAAGTGGCCAATGGGAAAGAGGTCGAGTTACGAATGCTCAGCGGCGGTGGCAGCGTCTATCAAGGCCTAGCGATGTACAACGCACTGAAGGCGCATAAAGGAAGGGTGGTGGGCATTGTCGATGGCATGGCCGCGAGTATTGCGACTTATGTCCTGCTGGCCTGTGATTCTATCCGTATGCCTGAAAATGCCATGTTGATGATCCATAGCCCAGCCATTGGAGCATGGGGTGGTGAGAAGGAAATCAATTCAGCGCTTCAACAGTTGCAAGCGGCGACCAAGACCATTTCTGAAGCGTACGCTGAAAAGTCGGGTCAACCTCTTGAAGAGGTTCTGACCGCTATGGAGAGTGAAACCTGGTTCACCGCGCAAGCCGCTAAAGATTGGGGGCTTGTCGATGAAGTGGTTGAAGCGGTCGATCTCAGTAACTCATTACAGAGTTTCGATGAATCTGATTTTAAGAATTTCAAACAAGCGCCAAGTGAGCTGATGAATTCGCTAACGCTACAGTCGAATGAACCGACACCTTTGGCAGCGTCTGCTAAGCCAAATGAACCTCAAATAAACAAACCCAAGCAGGTAAGCGACATGCCGAAACCAAATGAAGAATTACAAAACGCTGTAAAAGCAGAGAATCAACGCCAAGCAGATATTCGTGCGTTGTGCGCTCAACATAAAGTCAGCGAGGCATTAACCAATGAAATGCTGACCGACTTATCGTGCTCAGTAGGACAGGCATCCACTAAGATTTTAGAAAGTATTGGTAGCCAATCAGCGACAGGTCAGCAAGAGCCTGAAGCGAATTTGACGGCCACGCACATGAGACTTGGCAACGGCAACCATGTCAAAGACGAACTGCAAAATGCGTTGAATGCGCGTTGTGGTGTTGCGGATTTAGAAAAAGACAACTCGTTTAGTCATGAGTCATTACTGAATATGGCGCGCGCTTGCCTCGATGTGAATGCACGAAGCGCCATCACTAAGAATGAATTGGTGAACCGAGCGTTTAACTCCGGTGACTTTGGCGACATCATCACCGAAGGTATTCGAACCGTGATGCGCGATGAAGCGCAAGCAAGAGCCCCGATGTGGCGTGAACTGGCTAACGTAGAGAACCTGACGGATTTTCGTGAAACTGAGTTAGTGATGGTTAATGACGCACCAGACTTGATGAAAGTATCGGAAGATGGCGAGTACAAAGCGGCAGTCTTAAAAGGCAGTGGTGAGCGCATTCAACTTGCGACCTTTGGCCGTGAAATCCAGTTCACTCGTCATGCCATCATTAATGATGAAATTGGCTTAGTGGCGAAGGTACCTCGTAAATTCATGCAGTCCGGTTATCGTCTGTCAGACAAGCTGATGTTTAACGCTATCCTCGCAGGCAAGATGGCCGATGGTGGCAATGTCTTTAAAGCGGGCAAAGACAAAGGCTGGGGTAACTTAATCAATGACATTCCAGCAGGTGATTACGCGGCGATGATTATGGCCCTGCATAAGGTCTTTGCTACGGCAACCACAATTCCACTGGATGGTGAAGCGGGCCAAGGCGATGCGTTAGATCTTCGCGGTGAGCTCTTGATTGCGAGTCCAGATCATGCCTCAATGTTTGAAGCGGTTTTGAATACGGCGAGTAAACCGGATGCCTTTAACCCAGCTTATAAAAAATTCGGTAAGGTGATTGAAACTGCGCGTGTAGGCGATGTGAATGGAGCTCTGGCACTAACAGGTAAAGATTTTGATACCGTCGTGATGGGCTTCTTAGATGGCCAGCAAGACCCATGGCTAGAAACGGGCGACGGTTGGAGCAGCGATGGTGCCAAGTTCCGCATTACTTACGACTTGATGTCGAAGGTATTGGACCGCCGTGGTATTGCTCAAGCGACCTTTAAGTAAAGCTTGGAAGAACAGTTTAATTCGATTCACAGGGTGAGCATTACTCGCCCTTTTTTAATGGTGAAAATATGCGTTTAAGCGATGGTAAAAAGATTGTGGCGACTGTGCCAACGGGTGGTTTTAAGAAAGATGTACCTTGTCTACTTGGAGCTTTATTAGTCGTTCCCAACTTTACGGCAGCTGCTGGTGATACGGCGGTGTGCTATACACAAGGTCATTTTGATGGCCCGATTAAAACGGGGGATAGCGTGAGCTTTGAATCTGAAGCGGCTTACTTCAAAAATGGTGAGTTTACCAAGACAAAGCCCACGGCATCGGGAGACCTGTCTCAACCGGTTGGGGTTTTCATTGATAGTGGTGTGCTGCTGACTGGCGGCGTACTCACTGAGTTTGTGACTTAACGACTCGTGATGAGCGAGTTCGAATCGGCTCGACGTCTTATTCGTGAATCTATCCAACGCTGTTTTGGTCGTCCTCTTTTTGTGATGACACCACAAGGGAAGCAGATTGAAGTGATCGGATATATCCGACGTCACGAGAAAGGTGTGAATCAAGTGCATTTACTGGCTACGGATTCTGAGCTCCCCGAAAGTTGTACGTTGCTTTATCGCGATAAACGCTACCGGCTAGTTTTTGATGCTGCAGCTAAAAGCCCTAATGCCACAAGTCAGCTCATGAGGGAATATGTTCTGGTATTAGATACCCAAGGTGCGAAGCATGAGTGGTCTGAATTCTAGCCGTTCCCAATTGCTTTTAGATACTGAGTTTATTCGTCGTTATGAAGCGTTTGAAGAAGAAATTCCGAAAGCGGTACTTCGAGCGGCTTCGCTCACCTCTAGATGGTTACGAGGTGTATCTATGGCAGAGCTTGGCTACGAACTTAGTATTGATAACAAAGCCCTGCGTTCGCGATTTCGAGTGTACAAAAACGGTCGTGTGTCGAAGTTGTGGATTGGTGTGCGTGACATTGGCGTTCACCGACTGGGGAAGCCTGTTCAAAACCGCTTGGGCGTCCGTGTTGGTGAGCATTTCTTTGCTGGCGCGTTTATCTCTCCGATGGACAGCGATCAGCTTTTGGTATGGCGAAGACGTGGCAAGGCAAGAACCGTCATCGAAAGAGTCGAAATCGACATTGCGGATGATGTGGATTCGATTGTTGAGAACTACTTGCCTGATATTAATCGTAAATTTGAGGCGTTTTTTCATCGTGAATTCAAATACGTTCTTTCGATCGCCGCGTGAGTGGGTCTTAGTGGTGGTCAATCACTTAGAGCAGCGGCTTGCGCTTAAAGTCGATACGGTTTATCGACGCCAAGCGGTTGAGTTGGCCAATACCACTATCAGTTATCACATTGGCGAAGCCGAGCCGATTAATGAATATGCCAACGATGGGCGTCACCTTCATGATATTGAATTGAGGTTCTTGGTTGAAGTGCCTATCTCCATGGATGGCTTCGATTTGGAAGCGTTGGATGCTTCAACGCGTGTCGAGCGTGAATTACTGCATGAGCGATTTGGCGCTCCGAGTGATTTGGATGGCGCGATGGTGGTGTCTAATCTACCGAGTAAGTTTGATCCACAAAATGGTGTGTTTGCACGAACCGTGACGATGAAACAGCGTATTCGATTAGGCCCAGTGGAAGAAAGCTGGCATTACATAGACGGGGGCTGCGAACATGCTAGCCAAGCTTATAAAACATGTGAGCGCATTGGAGAAGAAGGTTCTTGAGTTACATGAAGAATTAGAAGAGAACAATCGCGCGTCAGCCAATCTACTGCGCTTAGGCGTTGTTGTGAAAGCCGAGGCAAATACCGTCGATATTCAGACAGGGGGTAATCTAGTAAAGAGGATCCCTTTTTTTGTGCTTGCTGCAGGAAGAGTTAGCCAATATCGGCGCCCTTCAGTTAACGAGCAGTGTTTACTGATTAACTTGGGAAGCGGAGACAGCTTAAACAATGCCGTGGCGTTAATGGGATTACCCTCTACTCAATTTCAAAGCCCAACCGTCAAAGGAAATGAGGTGATGACCGATTACGGTAACGGTATGTCAGAGCTTTATAACCTCGATGACGGCTCTATTGTCTGCCGGTATCCAGGGGGCATGAAGATCTATGGTGATACTTGGCAAGACGGGGATTACCAAGCAACGGGAGAGGTCACCGATCATACTCGTTCGATGCAAGCTGACCGAGAGATTTATAACGAGCACGATCATCCAGGCATACTCCCTGGCCCTGCGAAAACCAAGCCAACGGAGCAACAGCAATGATTGGTATTGACCCCAAAACAGGAAAAACCGTAACCGGAGCTAGTGCCTTGAACTGTCGTTTTGCAAAAGTATTAACGACAGAGGTCAGTTCACGAGTAAAACGTCGAGGTGTTGGAAATCGAGCGGTCTCGCGTTTGGGAAAACAGCAGACACCCACCGAATCCATGATAGTTCAAAATCTAACATTAGAGGCTTTGTCCAACCCATTGAATGGGTTAACGGATTATCAAGGTATTCAGTGCCAAGCAATCCCACACTTGAATGGATTTAGAGTGAAAGTCTCGGGAACATGGCGCGGGGAACCTCTGCAATTGAGTGGTGCATTATGAGTAATAAACCTCAAGCTTTCAGTGAGCCTAACTTTGAATTTTTGCTGAATGAATACATCAATTTTGCGGTGGAATATTGCGCTCAGCGAGATGAAGATAAAGCGAAACACTTACGTGAGGCCTTTAATAATCAAGGTGAGCTTCTCGCTCAGGTGACACAAGCGTTTGTCTTAAAACGAACCGCTGAAATACGAGAGCAGAATCATCAAGCTTTGCAGATGTTTCGTAAGTACGTGACAGATACCGAAATGGTAGATTTGTTGGCGTTGCAATACAGTTTAAAGCGTCAGGTCATTGAAGCCGGTGATGATACCGTTTTCCCCGCAAAGCCTGCGGTCATGGAGTCTAATGAAAGTTTGCTTCAGCGTTTTGATTTAGCGCCTTTCCAGTTTCATACCACCGGCACTCGGCTTGGTTATCGTTTTCATGCCATGACTTTAGAAGAGCGACCAACCATTGCGGTGAACTCTGAAAAAGATGCTCTGGTGATGCGTTATGAGTTTCCTGAAACATCCTTACCTAACCCTATCAAAGATGCGCAAGCCAGAATGGTTGCGCCTAATTCAGGCAAAGTTTGTGTGGCGTTGTTAAGTCGTACATCACTCAATGGTGTTCCAAGTTCGACCTTGCTTGAAAGAGCAAGACAATATTTAAACCGTGATGACATAGCGCAAGAGTCGGATGAGGTCACGGTAAAAGCGGCAACGCCTAAATCTTATCAAATTGAAGTGACGCTTTTTACAGGAGCGGATCCCAACAATGAGGTAGAAAAAGAGTCGGCGGTCGCTGTGGCTTGGCAGTTTGCCGAGAAAGCACAAAGGCTTGGCGGCATCATTGACCGGGAAGAAGTGGCACATATTTTTTATGAGCTGGGTGCGAAACGGGCCAAGGTTCAAGCACCTGTAGTTGATGTGGTGTGCGCTTGGGATGAAGCGCCACATTGTACGGAGGTGATTGTGAATGTCCGATCCGAATAAGGTGTTTCTATCGGTCCAGCCCAATAATGCTTCTCTTATTGAAGAGGCTTTGGAGTTTGCTTGGACAGAGCTTATTCAATCCAGTTTTTGTCCATATCCCAATCTCAAACAACCCTTACTGACGGATAAAGCCTTCGTGGCTTTGCTTGCTGGTGAGCGAGGTGTAACGGATTGGCAGCCAAAAGACACACTAGAAAGTCAGCGTAAAACGGTGGATAAGGCGTTTGATATTCATCGAAAAGCAGGGACGCGATTTGGTTTGTCTATTGCCCTGGATGCGATTGATTGTGATGTGGAAGTGACACCTTGGCATCAAATGGAACCAAGATTAGCGCCTTACCATATTGAATGTATCGCATGGCAACGAAACCAGCCGCTTGATAAGGCGGCGACAACCCGAGTCTTAAGCCGTATTGATAGCACTAAATCTGAGCGAGACACGGTTGATTTGATCATGGCGCTTGGTGCTGATTCTGGGTTTGAATTTTCAGCGGTGAAGCAAAATAGCGTCATTGCGAAAGACGATCATTGCAGCGGGACCATTAAAGCATCTCCGGAAGTCCAATATTCCTCCTTTTTATCTGGTGTCGGCTATCACGTGACGAGTTTTGATGACTTTGTGACGGGCGACGTCCCTGATATTTCACCAGGCTTTGCTCCTTTGTATTGGTGCGCAGCCACACGCCTAATTTTCACAACTGATTTTGAATTTGGAGCAGTAGCATGAGTTATGTCGTGCAATACACCGATGCAGGGCTCGCTGAGCTTATTAGCGCTCGCAACCAAGGGCTAAAAGGGGCGATTAAATACATTGCCGTGGGTGACCGTAGTTATACACCGACGACAGGTCAGAAGGCGTTGAAACACGAGCTTCAACGCGAAGTCATTTTAGATTGGGAGGAGCTCAGCCCAACACAATTGAGAATGGGTGCCGTATTCAAAGGTAGCCAAGAATATGAAGTTCGTGAAGTGGGGTTCTTTTTAGAATCCGGTACTTTGCTAGCGGTGTATTCCGCCCCGAATACATTGCTTACCTACAAATCGGCGAACTCGAGTTGGTTACAAAAGTTCACATTGGATGTGTCGCCATTGCCGAGCAGCAGCGTGACAATCGAGGTAGGTACCGAGAATGTGAATTTACTGATGTCTGAAGAAGTGTTGACTGCTGCTATCGCAACGGTCTCTTTAGGAACAACACAAATTAAAATAGCTCATCAGCATTTGTTGCTTAGTGAGCGCCTGAGAACGGAGCTGGGTTAATGGGTATTGAACAAAAGATTACAGATTTACAGAAAACCTCGGCAGAGCAGACTGCAGCTTCGCAAGCGTTGTCGCAAGAAGTTGCAGGTAAAATGGGGGAGATAGATAAGGGGCTAAAAGAATCCAAGGCAAAAGTAGATGGGTATTTAGCCTCTGCCCGGTCTGAAAATTCGATTTACCGTCAGAGTCGAAATCAAAGCTGTATGTTGACTGAAGGCAGTTTAGATTTCTTTGGTAAAAACTCTCAGTTTGAAATTAATACCAGTCTTTATCGCACTATTACCTCCGGTATTGAATGGGATGACCGAGATAGTGAAGAGCAAGAAATTTTGACCTCAATGGGGATGAAAAATCATAAGCACTTCCAACCGACGCAAATAAGAGTGATGAAACTAAAGTGGGACGGTTTTGACTCGAGTAAGCATAGTTCTTATACGATGTATCCAAATCCTGTAGGTAATGGAAGCGGGACATTAACGATTGGAAGTTACGCTAAATTAATTTCGGGCTCTATTCGTGGGTGGTGGTTAAATGGCGTTAATGGTGAATGGGGCCTCTGTGGCCAAAATAGCCAAGGGAAACCTGGTCGGTATATACATGCCCACCCTTATGTAGACTCGGTTGCGGGTGAGGTGCTTTTCATATGGCCAGCCATAGTCTCGGGTTATATAACTATTGATCGATCGTCACCACAATGGGGTTTTTGGCCCTGTATTTATGAAGAAAGTCCTTATGGAGCAACAGTAGGAGGCTAAGTATGGACATAGACATGATTGATTACACAAATGATCTACTGGGTTTGAAAGACATAAATGAAAGATGTGAAGCTCACATTATTGCGTCTTTTACCATAGGTAAGCAGATGACCGTTGATCGTATTGGCTCTGAAGAGGAGAAAGCGGCCATGTATGACTTTATAGATCGCTGTCGAAGCTGGGCGAACTCTGAGAGTCCGAAAGTAAGCGATTTATATGAGCTACAGCCGTAGTCAAATTTTATGAATTATTAGGCTCCTTATTTTTTAGTAAGGAGCCTTTTTTATTGGAGTTAAGTACGGTGCAGAAATCCAAAGCGAAAACATTGGAATACCCGATCATCAAAGAGTTTCGACTGAATGGTCGTTGGGTGTATCCAAGTGAAAAAACTATCCACCTTCTGCCTCAACAAACGGCCTTCCTTATCCAAAACGGAAAAATAGGGCCAGCAATTGAAGTGAAGGTGTCGTCTAAATCCACGGAACAAGAGGGCAAATAATGCTCACGCCAATCCAAGATTTTGAGCTCAATGGGGTAGAAGTTAACACCATTGAGCCTCAACCAAGCATGGGGCCACTCGCATTACAGGTGGTTCACTTAACCGGTACCGCGCCAAATAAGAGTATTGGTTTGAGTTATAACGAGCCAACGCGTTTATGGAATTACAGTCATGCGATGTTATCGCTTGATAGCGTTGGGACCAGGCAAGGCACATTGCCTAATGTGGTTCGCTACTTACTTGAATACGTTAAGTGCGTTGTGTACGTCACGATTGTGGAAGCTAATGCGAACGTATCCGTCACTGAGGCGAATATCATCGGTGGGGTAAACAGTTCTACAGGAGCGATCACCGGCCTTGAAACCGTTAAGGCGTGCGCAGAAACGCCAACCATCATTGCGGCGCCAGGTTTTAACTCGAAAGCCGTTGGTCAAAAGCTCGCCCTCATTGGTCGTGATGTTCGTTGTCGTCCGGTTCTTGATGGTCCTAATACTAATGATATGGAAGCTGCAGAGTTTGCAGCTGAATTTGGATCGGAAGGGACGGGACAAGATAAGCTGTCGATTATCGACCCATGGTTTTTGAAAACCTATGACGGTGTGCAATCTCTTATGCCTGCTTCTATTGCTTTGGTGGCAGCGATGGCCTCGGTTGAAGGTTGGGAGAGTCCGCAAAACCGAGGGGTACTTTGTGATGAAACTGCTCGTAATGTTTCATACAAAATTAATGATAAAACGACTCAAGCCAATTTCCTGAATAAGCATGGTGTTGTGACGATTGCTCGCACACGTATGGGGGGAGTGTCTATTATCGGCAACCGCTCTAATACCGGGCGTTTTCTTTCCCATGTCGGTTTGGAAGATTTGATGGCGCGTAAGCTTGAAGAAACCAGCCAACCATTGATGGGTAAACAGCTCACCGAAGAGTTTATGGGGCAAGTTGTTGACCGTCTAACGAATTGGGGCCAAAACTTAGTCGCTCAAGGTGTCATTCCCGTATTCGAAGCATTCCTGCATCCAAGTAAAAATAACCTAGAGAACTATACCTCTGGGCGTTGGTACTTGTGTGTCAACTATGGCCGCTATGCTCCAAACGAACACATGGTTTATGAGATGAGTGTGGACAACGGCCTTATTGAAGCATGGTTAGAGGAGGTCGTTAATGGCTGATCGTATTCGTATGCGGATCTCGGCTCAGGTTGAATCTGTGCCGCTGATGAACGAAATAGTGGAGTTCACTCCGGTTGATATCAAAACCAAGACGGTGTCTAACGAGGGCTCGTTTGTCCAGTCTGAAGATGTAGTGGGCTTTGAGCCGCTTAAGTGGACGCTTAAAGTACGTGGTGATCACCAAAAAATCCAAAACGCACTTGGCCGCTTCTTTATGGATAACGCTCAAGTGAACGTGACGGAAAAAGGCAAAGGCACCGACCAGACGAAGTACCAAGAGGTGTACTCGATGTATGGACCAATCACCAACATCAAAAAAGATGCAGTGAAGATGGGCGAAAAGCCAACCGTGACCATCGAAGGAACCTGCAAGGCGTACAAACTCACTGATACGGGGTCAGTCATTCACGACATTAACGTGAATACAGGTAAGACCGTTGTTGGTGGTGTTGATCTAATGGGAACTGCTGGTATTGGGTAATTACACTTGTAACGTTCGTTACGATTTAATTGAAGTTTATGTCGAAATAGGGGGCTTGCGCGATCTGGAAAGGCGCTTATCTTAGATATTAGTTACAGAGAAATTGAATATATAAGGTATGAAATATGGCGCCTAAGAACGATGAAAAGGTTAATAAAAAAGAGAAAAACGATGAGATTGATATTGCGTGGGACGCAATCGAAAATGTCATTGTGAGTTTACAAGCAATTTCATCAACACTTGGCATCACCTTAGAAGGGAAAGAGCGAAGTAATGAAGATTATCGCGCAATTCAAGGCATGATGCAGTTAGCTGACTTTCAAGAGCGCAAGCTAAGTAGTTTGGTTTGCCAGACTCACTAACTTTACCCAATCAAAACCTAAGCCTCCCAAACCGGGTGGCTTTTTTTATGGAAAAATTTCATGAAAAACCAAAGCAAACTGACTTTCTTCTTGCGTGAAAGCGTGGCACTTAAAACTATTCCTGTTGCGCAGTTCCGTAAGCTGCCGCATATCGAAGCCGAACAAGAACTCACGGCCAAACAGCTTTTCGAACAACGCAAAGCGGTGATCATGGCTTGCAGTGATGTGGCCAAAGAAGAGTTCGAAACCTTATCGGTACCTGACTTCAATCAGCTTTATGACGACATTTGTGATTTGATTCTAAAACCATCAGATGAACTGCGAGGCGAACAGCTTAACGGTAAGTCGTTAGAGCTTACCTTGCTGCATCCTTTCGAGAATGAAGTGGGTGAGAATATTAATAAGGTGAAGTTTGCCATTCCTAAAGTAGCGCATTCTGAAGCGTTGGCAGACATAACTGAAGATCGAGCGCGCGAAGATTTTATGTTTGAGGTGATCACAGGCTTGCAAACATCCGATCTTGATTTTCTCTCAATCAATGATTATTTGGCGCTAAAACCGCAGGTGGGCGCTTTTTTTCAACAATCGGCGGCGTACTTTCGCCCGACGACGTTGAGAGCTTAATCGACCTTATCCCAATGCACCGAAATACATCTGAATCTGAGCTAAGGCGATGGCCGCAAGATATCGCGGTGCGTCGTTATGAGCTCATTCTCGCCAAACTTGGGGTGAAATAATGTCCGAGAAAATTAACCTCGTTCTTAATACCACCGTAAATGGTCTTGAAGACATTGCTTCAACGACAACAGCTACAGAGCGATTAACTGCCGCACTTGAAAGCCAGCGTGGCGAGGTGATCTCACTTAATGGCAAGCTCAAGCAGCTAAATGGTTTTGAGTCTGCCAGTAAGCGAGCGGCTAAGTTGGCAGGTCAGCTTGATGATGCCAAAACAAAGGTGACTCGCCTTAGTCAAGAATTGGAAGACAACAAACAGCGAACTTCAGGCCTTCGGGTTGAATACAGTAAGACACAAGCGGAGATAAAAAGCCTCAACTCCCAAATGAAAAAGGCTTCGGGCGAAGGGGCTATTGATTTAAAGAACCGGTTATACGAAGCGCAAAAACGGCTAGATTCGTTCAACGATGAGATTCACCACGGCAAGGTGAAAACCAATGAGTTGAATGCGGCCTATAAAGCGGCAGGCAAACGGGTTACCCAGCTAACTGATAGCCAAAATAAGCAGCGCGACAAACTCAGGGGGTTGGGTGCTGCGTTAAAAGAGTCGGGGATCAATACTGGCCGTTTGAGTGATGAGCAAAGAAAGCTCGAAGCTCAGGCAGAAAAGGCCACAGCTGCAATCGCCAAACAAAATCGTCACTTGAAAGAGATGAAATCAATTCAATCACGAATTGATACTCGCGATGCAAAACTGAGCGAGATTGGTGGTAAAGCGACGTCGCTTGCCATGGCTGCTGCGCCAATAGCGGCCACGGTATGGTCGGCAGTTAAAAACGAAAGCTCGTTTGCTGATGTGAAAAAGGTGGTCGATATGACCCCTGAAGAAGCAGACGCTATGCGTAATTGGTCGCTAAAAACCTCCACTGAAACACCGATGAGCGCCAATGACATCAACGCCATGTTGGCTGCTGGTGGGCAAAGCGGAATCAAAGACAAAGCTGAGTTAAAACAGTTCGTGCTCGATTCTGCCCAAATGGGTGTCGCTTTCGATATGGAAGCAGGCCAAGCGGGTGAAACCCTCGCGGTATTTAAAGCAGCATTAGGGTTAGATCAAAATGGTGCGATGGGCCTTGCTGGCCTTGCCAACCATTTATCGAACAACTCGAATGCGAAAGCTAAAGACATTGCAGGCGTGATGGCTAGGCAAGGAGCGTCTGCCAAAATGGCGGGGTTCTCCGCTAATGAAGCCGCGGCGCTTTCGGCGTCGATGTTGTCTGCAGGTATGGGGGAAGAACGTTCTGCAACCGCACTTAAGAATATCTCAGGTCGCCTAACTCTTGGCGGCGCAGCAACCAAAGCGCAGCAAACCGCGTTATCAACCGTAGGTTTCGATTCGGTAGATCTCGCGGCATCAATGCAAAACGATGCTTCGGGTACGTTACTGCAAGTGCTTGAAGCCATAAAAGATGCGCCATTAGAAGAACAAAGTGCGTTAATCACTCAAATCTTTGGTGAAGAATCTAAAGGGGCTGTGGCTTCACTGGCGGGTAACACGGATCTCTTTCGTAAAACACTTAAGTTAGCTAAGCAAGGGCAAGACGTTCATATTCAGTCATTACAAGACGAATATGAGGCGCGAATAAACACCAGTGAAAACGGTATTTCTCAGTTCATCAACAAGGTGAATCGTTTAAGCGTGATCATTGGTACCGCTCTTTTACCCGCGCTCAATTGGGTACTTGAGCCATTAGGTGATGGCATCAACCTATTGGCGGATTTTGCCGAAGCTAACCAGGGCGTTACTGCTGCGGTTGGAATTGGTGTTGCTGGCTTATTGGCGTTCAAAGGCGCGATGTTAGCAGGCAAAGCCGCCTCCCTTATCTTTGGTAATACTCTCGATAAAGGGCGTTTGTTTCGAAAGGGCTTAAACCGAGAGACGCAGCAGAGTGGCCGCGCAGCGGCATTTGCAACTAAGCAATTGAGTCGGTTGAATCAAACCATGATGAGCATGGGATCTGGAGGCAGAGGAAGTAGTGGGCGAGGTGGCGGCTTGGGTGCTAGTGGTAGACGGTCAAAAAGTCGAATGCCTCCACGCAAGTTACGTTCACGAAACCCATTAGCGCGAGCCTACAACATGGCAAGTACTATGATGACCTCTAATAAAGCGGCATTACCTTTGGCATTGGGTGGGGGAGCATTGGCCATGACGCCGACGATTGCCATGGCTCAAGACGGTATAGGGTTGGCTGGAGATATTGCACAAGGCGCGGGGAAGATGGGGCTAGGTAAGTTACTCAGGCCACTTGATATGGCGATTAGTGCCGGCAACATTGCAACGGCGGTGACCGAAGGCGATACCAAAACTGCATTGGCCGAAGGTGGTGGGTTACTTGGCAGCATGGGTGGAGCCAGTCTTGGAGCGACTATCGGAACCATGATTTTTCCTGGCGTCGGTACCGTGATAGGTGGTTTAGCCGGTTCGCTATTAGGCGATCTTGGTGGTGAGTTTTTAGGGGGATGGTTTGGCGATAAGCTGGATTCACCCGACGACAAGCTCATGGCCTCGGAAGCCGTGTCTGAAAAGTTAGTTGAGAAAGAAAAAACCGAATCTCTCATTCGACAAACACCCAATGTCACCTTTAAAACCGACGTCGCTATTCAAACCGTACCAGGCATGAATGAACAGAAAATTGCGGCTCAGGTTACCGCTCAAATTGACCAACAAATGAAGTCTCAATATGAATCTTTAACGGGGCTTACCATCGACGATTCCATTAGCGTATCTGCTATTGATAGAGGTTAACCATGCATCATTTAGTGATTGGAGAGTTCGTGTTTTCGGTTGGAGATAAAACACCCATAACGAAGTTTGATAGAACCACGGCGGGCGCTTACTCAGAAGTCGGCCTCATTGATAATGCGCGTTCAGAGCGAACGGGCAGACCACTTGAAACGATAGACATCACAGCAAAATGGCTTCAATACAGCGCTGCTAAATCAGTGGATGCGATTCGTGCCTTGATTGATGAGCCTCAACAAGTGAGTGATGGTCAAGGTTTTAACCTTGGCCGTTGGACGATTAAGCAGATTAAAGAGGGGCGCAGTGAGCTGATCCACGATGGTCGAGCCATGGTGACTGATATGTCTTTGCAGCTACTGGAGTCTCGTGGATGAAAATATTTGCTCGTAAAGGGGAATTAATCACCGATTTACTTTTTAAACAAACAGGCCAAGACAGTGATCAGTTAGAGATCGAGTTTTATCGCCTTAATCCGCATGTTCGTGGTGATGTCTTTACTGCGGATACCAATGTCCATATTCCTGAAATATCCACTGTGAAATCCACTCAATCTGTTACGAGGTCTTGGGATTAATGTTCAAACTAGTAGGTAAAAATAGCGAACTGTTATTGGCTCGTCTTAAATCCTGGCGCCTATCTGATGGCAACGGGATTGAGGGGGATAGTCTTTCTTTAACGATCAATTCTGATGACATTGACGGCATTCCCCCGAAAGGTGAGAAGTACTCTGTGTATTTGGGGGAAGTGCTACGTGATGAATTTCAAATATCGAAACGTTCAATCAGTTTACATCCACGTGAAGTTGTCTTAGTGCTATCGGTCGCCCCATTCAGTATTAAAGATGAAATCGGTTATCGAGAGCGTAAGTCGATGAGCTGGGACAACACAACACTTGCTCAAATCGTCGCGGATAATGTTGCTCCTCATGGCTTTCAAGCTTTTGTTCATCCGAGATTACAAAAAATTGAAATCGAGCATATTGATCGTACTGATGAAAGTACACCGTCATTCCTTTATCGACTGGCCAAACAATATGATGCCGTCGCCAAGCCTATCGATGGCCGTTTCATCTTTGCTCCCAAGGGAGAAGCAAGAAGCGCAAGTGGCAAAGATATTGAAACCGTTACCTTGTCACAACCTAGTGGTAATAACCCGCAGTTGCCCAATTTCACCAATGTGAGTATCGACCTCGACGGCCGAACGGATGTCACAGGCGTGAAAGCATTTTATCTTTCGACTGAGAACGGCACTCGGCAAGAAATCAGAAAAGGGAAGGCACCGTTTAGATCGATTGGTAAAGATAAAAACAGCCAGCAAGAAGCTGAGCAGGCATGCGCTAGTGAGCTAAGAAAAATGCAGCGAGAGGGACGAAAGCTCAGTATCGAAGCACCGCCAAATCCTGCTGTGTTTGCTGAAGGACTATTGGTTTTGGATAGCTCTTTCCCTGTTGTATTCCAAGGCACGAGCTCAATAGATAGCGTCTCGATTTCGGGTCAAGGCCTGCAGCCAAGACGAATGAGCATTAAAGCCACCTTAACGGGAGAGTAGGATGATTACGTTGAATTCTGGTGTTCATCATGTTGCGACCGTTCGCTGTAAGATTTCTGATACCCAAATTAGAAAATATGCGAGAGACCCGAGGGTTAAGCAGCTCAAAGATGTACGTTATTCGCTGTATTACATTTTTGGTAAAGACCGTCAAAAAGGCAGTTGGCGGTTATTCTCATACCAAAATACTAAACAAAGTAGTGTTGTCTTTGCCCACTTTCCCAAAACGTCAGCATCTCAAGCTATTCAACTAGTCAAAGACAACAATGAAAACAACACCCCTCTCGTGCGCCACCATTTTCTGCTGTTGGTGACGGATGTGTTGGAGTGGCATATTTCGAGACAAGAAAAGCTTGGTCGACTTGAAAAAAATCGTTTGATAGCTATTCGGAGCATGTTTAATGCCCATTTATATTCGATGTTTGATGGTGTAGAGGTCACGGCTTTGTCACGAATGGTGATTGATGACTATTTTGTGGTGCCATTTCTTCAAAGCGGATATTCATTAAGCTATGCCAAAGGTTTGTTTCAGCTAGTTAAAGTTGCATTTTCTACGGCGTATTCAATGAAAAAACTGTTTTCAAACCCGATGAGCGATATGCGGTGGACCGATTTTGTTAGCCAGTCCATTCGGCCTAAACCGCCCAAATTAATGCCGATGAATATTTTGGATACTTTAAATTCAATTAGGCATGTTGAGCCTATACCTAAGGCGTTGTGTACGCTGATGTTGTACCACGGAACTCGGATAGGAGAAACTCGGTTAGCTAAGTGGTCTCATATTAATTTTGAGACAAAGCAATGGCTCATCCCGGCGGATAATACAAAGACAAAACGGTTGATCATCTATCCATTAACTGACGAGATGATTGAGTTTCTTAAGTCCTATAAGGCGTGGCTGTTGGATAACCATTACAAAGGAAAGAACTTATTTCCTTTGTGTAAAAGAGATAAAAGCCCTCTCCATCGAGCTCAAGCCTGCAAATTGGTAAGAGCCGTAAGCCGTGGAAAATGGTCGGCTCATGATCTGCGAAAGCTAGCTAGAACAATTTGGGCAGATATTGGTGTGGACTATTTTATTGCTGAATCATTATTGAACCATGCGAAAGATAAATTAGACGTCATATACATCCACTCTCAAGTTGAACTTCAGAAGAGGGACGCGCTCGTTGATTACCATAAATGGTTAAAAAAGTGCTGGTGAAGCTGCGTATGACCTGCATCTATAGGTTGGGTGTTTTTGTAGAAAGGTTATTTAAATCAATTGTTAAAGTGATTTTCATTCTATGTCTAGGAGGAGTGTAACGAGATGTCGTTTTTATGCCAAAACGAGCCAGTTAATGAGGCTCTTATAACTATTGCGCGTCAAGTTCCTCATCAAGTCGGGTTGGTAAAGTTAAGCAAGACTCAACTACGAGTTCTTAAGGTGATCAACGTTGGTGAAGAGGTGACTGCATTACAAATTTCGGAGCGATGTGATTTGTCGACGAGTTGGGCTAGTAGCAATTTAAAAAGGATTTGTGAGAAGGGGTATTTAAACCGAAAAATCATAATAAGAGATTTTGGAGGAACTGAGTTCCAATATCTTAAGCTGTGAGTTTTGACACATGTTGGTTAGAACTTATAGGAACCTAGAGGGATATCATGTATTTTTATAGCAATTCATTATATTAAAATCAAAGAGATAGCATGGGCTGTAAGACTATTGGGACAAGTTGGTATCCGTTACGTGAATCTATGTTTGCTAAACGAGCAGATAAAACTCTCGTTAGTGAAAAAAACAGTGGGCTTCCTAGTGATCTCCATGAGTTCTTTGGCATCGATACAACAGTGAAAAGACAGGTTGTCGAGCTGGGAGTCAACGGTAAGCTGATAAGCGCAAATGTTACGCAAAAAGACCCATCTAGGTATCAAATAGACCTAAGTTTGATTATTGCTGAGTTATCTCCTCTGAAGTTCGAAATTGACAAAGAAGTACTGATTTTCGAGAAGCATGCATCCAAAGTTGAGGTGCGCCTCTCTAACCTAGATTTGATATATCAAAATTACTTTTTTAAGAGCCTGGAAGAGTGGCACTCGAAACGTCTTCAGTGGGCAATGCAGAAACAGGGTGAAATCGTACCTTGGAAAGATATAAATCAATCTGACTTCATGATTTGCTCAACGGCGAAAGGTATATATAAGCCCAAAGGTATGCCTTTTGCATTGTCAGTAAAGCAAACGTTAAGTAGTCCATATGCAGATGAATTACCCGTTTATGATGAAGATGGGAATTGGAGCTATAAGTATTACCAAGAAGGTGAACCAAATTCTAAGGCCGATAATTATGCGACCAACCAAGGTTTAAATTACTGCAAGCTAAATAATATCCCTGTTGTGGTTTGCATTCAGGAAGCTAAAAAGCCGCAATCTGTAACTTATAAGATTGTGGGTATTGGTCGAGTTGCGTCTTGGAAGGATGGAATTTTTACCATTCAAAGTATCAACACTCTCAGGCTTTGTTGCGTAATTC